GCCAGGGGGTCTGTTGAGGGCCGGGACATTCGGGAGTTCATCAACGATGTCTTCGATTTCACGGCTGTAGCTTTCCAAGTGCCGCCGCAGCTACTGAAAGGGAACGTGGCTGACACCCACGAGGCCATGAAGAACTTCCTGACGTTCTGCATCAACCCGCTGGCCGACATGATCGGCGATGAAATTAATCGCAAGATGTACGGAAAGAGGGATTTCAAGAAGCGCAGCTACGTCAAGGTGGACACTACGCACATCCGAGCGGTGGACATCAAAGACGTTGCCAATGCGTTGGATGTCCTCTTCCGCATCGGCGCCTACACCATCGATGACTGCCTGAAGTACTTGGGCATGGAGCCCATTGGCGGTGAGGTTGGCCAACAGAGGTTTGTCACTAAGAACTATCAGCCAATTGAGGATGTCATCGATGGCGGGGGAGGTGAGCAGAATTGAAACGTTAGCCATAGATAGAACGCTTAACGAAAGGGGTGAGTCAATGAACCGATATTGGCAGCTGGCCGTCCAAGACAAAGAGGCGGCCCTTTATATCTACGGAGACATAGTGACCGAGGATTGGAAGTGGCTTGAGTCTGATGTGAGCGGCCATGAACTGGTGCAGCAGCTGGACCAGCTGGATGTTGACTTAATTAACGTCTACATCAACAGCTACGGTGGATTCGTCAGCGAAGCCTGGGCTATTCATAACGCCCTAAAACGCCAGAAGGCCAAAATCAGAACCATCTGCGAAGGCTTTGCCTGCTCTGCAGCGAGCTTGATTTTTATGGCCGGAGACGAGCGCATTATGTTGGACACTTCGGCGCTTTGGATTCACAACGTCCAAACCTTCGCCGCTGGTGACTACAAAAAGCTCCAAAGTGAGGCCGAGGGTGCCAAGAAACTCAACGAGCTCGGTATGCAGATTTATTTGGAGCATGTGAACCTCTCTAAGGAAGAACTGGCAGCGATGATGGACAAGGAGACGTGGATTTCCCCGACCGAAGCCTTGGAGTGGGGATTCGCTACCGCTATCCAGTCGGGAGGTGAGAGCAAGAAACCCACACAAAGTGCAAGAAAACACGTCTTCGACATGATCTTCAAAGAAGCGAACCGGCCGCTCACGGCGCATGTAAATGTGCAGGTGCCATCCGAAGAGCAGCTGGAAGAGTTTGTAAAACAGTTCCTGGCTAAGCTCCAGGCACAAGCTAACGAAACCGAACAAGAAGGTCCAGCTCCAGATCCGGAGCCCCAAGACCCTGAAAGCAAGGGTCTTTTCAATTTCCTGGAGGCGTTAGCCTCAAAACTAAGCGAAGGAGATGAAGAGAAGTGAAGAACCTTGATTTGCTTAAACAGCAGAAGGCCGATTTCGCGGCCAAAATGAAGGAAGCCATTCAAAACAACGATGAGCAGGTTTTTGCAGAGGCGTTTGTTGAATTCGCAAACGCCGTGCAGGAGGCTGTAATCGCCGAGGCTAGGGGCCTGGTACAGTCCGTTGACAACACTGTCCTTGCTGGCCGCGGTGTTCGCGTCCTGACCAGCCAGGAAAGGGAGTATTACCAGCGGATCATCGACGCGATGAAGAGCAACAACCCGAAGCAGGCTCTTACTGGCTTCAATGACGTGTTACCTGAAACCGTCATCGACGCCATCTTCGAGGACATCACCGAAGAACATCCGCTGCTGTCGGTGATCAACTTCCAGAACACCGCAGCGCTGATCAAGTACCTCTACAGCACCATGGATGGACGTCATCTCGCCTGGTGGGGCAAGCTTTGCAGTGATATCCAGAAGGAGCTGAACGCAGAGTTCAAGCTGCTCAACTTGGAACAGACCAAGCTTTCGGCATACGTGCCGGTCTGCAAGGCGATGCTCGACCTCGGCCCTGCCTGGTTGGATCGCTATGTACGCACCATTCTTGGTGAGGCCATCGCCAACGGCCTTGAGGACGGCATCATCAACGGGCGAGGTATTGCCGAGCAGGGTGACATCTTCGAGCCTATCGGCATGATTCGCGACCTCAGTCAGCCGATTGACCCGACTAACGGGTACGCTGCCAAGGTGCCTGTGCCGATTGCGGATCTTCTGCCGGAGACCTATTTGCCCCTCGTGGCCGACCTGTCCATTGGTCCGAATGGTCTGAACCGTAGGATTACTGAGGTCTTGCTGGTGGTCAACCCGCAGGACTACCTGCGTAAGATCGTGCCTGCTACTATTTACAGGCAGCCCGATGGCCGCTATGTGCTCGACATCTTCCCCTTCCCGACCCGTGTTGTGCAGAGCGCATACATGGATGAGGGCACTGCCATTCTCGGACTGGCCAAGCGGTACTTGATGGCGATGGGTATCGGCGATAAGGGTGGCCGTATCGAGTACAGCGATGAGTATCACTTCCTCGAAGACGAGCGCGTCTACCTGACCAAGTTCTACGGTACTGGCCGACCGCTGGACAACAATAGCTTCATCCTGCTCGACATCGAGAACGTGAAGCCCATCGTACCCGCCATCCGCGTGGTCTCCTGGCCAGATGCAACGCTGAGCGACCTCAAGGTAGCAAACGGCAACATCGATATCAGCCCGGCCTTTGACAAAAACATTCACTACTATACTGCTGAGACTGATAATGCGGCCGACCTGGTTACCGCTACTGCCACGGACCCGAACGCTGTGATTGAGGCGACTCTCAACGGCAACCCGACTGATCTCAGCAGCACGCAGGCTTGGGAGGAGGGCCGGAACGTTATAATCATCACTGTGACCAACGGCAATGTGGGGGAGATGTACGTTCTGGTCGTAACCTACGAGCCCGAGGGATAAGGTGAGTGGGGATGAAGGTAAGAGTCCTGAAGCCTTTCCGAGACATTCATACAGGTGAGCGCTACAGGAGGGGCCAGATAATCGAGGTTACCAAGAAAAGGTTAGCCGAAATCCAGAAGAACCTGGGGGACGGTTTTGCCGAGGCCGTCCCCAAATCTTCTGGCGAGGAACCCGAGCAGAAAGCGGGTGGTTAAATGCTGTTAGACTTGGTTAAGGACCATCTCAAAATCACCTGGGAGGATGAGGACTTCCAGCTGATTAACATCATAGAAAGAGCGAAGGCCAGTCTGAACAAGCTGGTGGATGCAGAGCTTGATTATGAAGAACCAGGCCCTGCTCAAGACTTGCTTATCAACCGCTGTCGCTACGACTACAACAACGCGCTGGAGTACTTCGAGCAGAACTTCGCCCGAGAAATTTTCCGTCTTCAGCTGCAGGTGGCCGCAGAAGAGGTGAGCACCGATGGAAGTGCTTAGGAAGCAGGCGTACCGCGATAAGATGCGGGAGCTGGGCAAGACTCTGCGGCACCGGATAGTGATCCAAAAGCGGAGTGTGACGAAAGACCCATGGGGTAATCAGGTCGAAGAGTGGCAAGACTGGCAGACGGTCTGGGCCAACTTACAGACGCTGTGGGGTGAGCGGTACTACGCTGCCAAAGCCGTTGGTGAAGAGAACACCATCATCTTCGAGCTTCGGCGGGCTCCGTTTTTAGAGGACCTCATCTTTAACCTCGCCGATTATCGTATTGTGGAAACCTACACTACACGCGGTGAAATGGGAAATGGGATTGTGAGTATCAACCAACCGGTGGTGGTGGAGGACACTCCGACCACACACTTTGACCGAGTATACACGATCAAGCGTGTTGACCAACTGCCCGGAGGCACATGGGTCAAGCTAACGTGCGAGGAGAGTGGCAGTAATGGCTGATGTGGTCAAAGTAGATGACTTGGCCGGCGAGATAGTCCTTGCTGTGAGGACATACACGGAAGAGGTAGGGGCAGCTATCGAAGAAGCGGTGAAGGAGACCGCACGGGCTCTGGCCGCTGACCTTCGGGAGACATCACCCAAGAAAACGGGTGAGTATGCCAAGGGCTGGACAGCTAGAAAGGAGGGCCCAGGGAGATATGTAGTCTACAATAAGAAAAAGCCTCAGCTCACTCACCTCCTGGAACATGGCCATGCCAAACGCGGAGGCGGGAGGGTGGAAGGTAGGCCCCACATCAAGCCCGCTAAGGAGCGTCACATTCCGCAGCTGGAGAGAAAAATCGCGCAGATTCTTGAGAGGGGTGGTTAGCCGTGACCTACTTGGATATCATCGCAGGCATGGAAAGTATAGGGCTACCCTGCAACTATCACAAGTGGTCTCAGGCGCCGGCCCTGCCGTACACGCTGATTACACATACGGAAAACGACGATTTAATGGCGGATAATCACAACTACTTCGACATAGGTAACTACCGCCTAGAGCTTTACACGGCTGTGAAGCACCCACCAACAGAGCAGTTGGTGGAAGATTGGCTCAAAGCCCAGCGAATTCCCTATGGGAAGTCCTCACCGGGCTTTATTGATTCTGAGAGCATGTTCCTTACTGTGTACGACATTCGATTGATAGGAGGTTAACAAAATGGCGAACAAGGTGAAATTTGGTCTTGAACAGGTCCATATCGCGTTCAAGAATGCCGACGGGGACGGGTATGAAACCCCTCAGGAGATTCCGGGGGCAGTCAATCTGACTATGAACCCAGAAGGCGGCGAGACGGCATTTTATGCCGACAATCGCAAGTATTACAGCAGGTTCACCAACAACGGGTACAGCGGTACGCTTGAGATGGCGTTGGTGCCGCAAGACATCTTGGCGGAAATGCTTGGTTGGGAAGTTGATGAGGGCATGCTGGTCGAGGTTGCCGACGGACAGCCGAAGGAGTTTGCGCTGCTTGGCCAGGTGCTGGGCGACGAGCGTAACCGCAGATTTGTGTATTACAGCTGCATCGCTAGCCGGCCTGCCGATAACGCGGCTAC